CCGTTCCACCGGAACTGTCGGGCAGCATTGCTCCGGAAATCCCATGCAAGCTGTAATTCAAATCAGAATCCATGGTCAGCTGCATGGCTTTCGCCACACCGCCCACGGCTTTCTCCACATACTTCTTGCTCTTGTCGATGCCGTCTGCAAGCCCTTTCATAAAGTCCGGCATCCAGCTTTCGTAATCGGTCAGTGGACCTTTGTCCGGTACAGAGAAGTGCAGGAAATCCCGAATGGTATCGGCAACATTGGTGACGCAGTCCGCCAGCCAGCCGATGGCACTCTGAATGCCGTCAATGATTCCCTGAATGATGTCCCGTCCCCAGTTCCAGGCATCGGAGGCCAGTCCCTTGATATATCCCACAGCGGCATCAAACCCATTCTGAATGGTGGATTTGATGCCGCTGATTTTGTCGGAAACCGCAGAACGAATGTTGTCCCAGATGCTGGACACCGTAGAAGAAATGCTCTGCATCACGTTGGAAATGGTGCTCTTGATGCTGTTCCAGATGTTAGACACCACCGACCGGATGGCGTTCAGAACATTGGAAACCGCAGAAGAAATCTGATTCCAGATAGACGATACCACAGAAAAAATGGCATTCATCACACTGGAAATCGTGCTGGAGATGCTGTTCCAGATGGAAGAAACCACATTCCAGATCGCTGACAAAACAGACGAAATGAAACCAGATACAGCATTCCAAACCGTAGTCACCGCATCTTGAATCGCTGTCAAAACCGTGGAAATTGTAGTAGAAATGGCATTCCAGATGGTTTCAAATGTCGTTCGGATACCTTCTAAAATCGGCGTTAAAAATGCCACGATTGCATTCCAAATGGCACTGATCTTCTCCGAGATCCAGTCCATCACTCTGCCCACAATGATCTGGATGGCTTCAAAAATCGTCTGAAACAGATAGCCGAATGCCGTGATCAGCGGTTCTAAGGTGGTGTAAATGGCATTCCAAACGGTCGTAATGACGTTATAAATTGCCTGAAAAACCGTAGAAACCACGTTGTAAATGGCATTGAAAATCGTGCTGAAAAAGTTGTAGATCGCTGTAAAAATCGTGGTGAAGAAATCCCGAATCGCCGTAAATACAGTCGTTGCCACCGTCTGAATGGCAGTGACAATGGTGGTGAAGGTATTGGAAATAGACGTCCAAGTGTTGACGAAAAAGTCCCGAATTCCGGTAACGATTCCCGTGAAAAAGGAAGCAATGCTGTTCCATGTGTCCACAAAAAATGTTTTGATGGAAGTCCAGACTTCGTTCCAGCTTGTTCCGAACCATCCCAGCACCACATCTGCAATGCCTTTCAGAGTATTCATGATATTGCGAAACGTGTTGACAACGAAATTCCAGATAGACGTAAAAATCCCCTTGATGCCATTCCAGCACTGCTCCCAGTCACCAGTGAACAGACCGATCAGAACATCCAGCAGCCCCAGAAGAACGCCAGTAAACTCTGAAAAGATGTTGGAAATATTCTGAAAGACGCCTTCAAAAATAGGAGCCAGCAGATTGCACAGCCCGTCCCACGCTGCTTTCAGCACATCGGTGAAACTCTCAAAGTCGAATCCCAGAGCATTTAGCCGGTCAGTGATGCCCTGTGTCAATCCAGTAAAGGTGCTTTTGATTTGCTCCCAGATGGCGATGATATTGCTTTTGAATTCGTCATTGGTTTTCCAGAGATGCACAAAGGCAGCCACCAAAGCGGCAACAGCTGCGATAATGGCAAGCAGCGGACCTAATGACACACCCAACGCTCCGGTAATGGCTCCGATGCACCTTGCACAGTAGAGAAAAGGGCAGGCAGTTTGGACACTGCGGAAAAGACCGTCCCCACACTGGAAATGGTCTTTCCCAGCACCACCAACATTGGACCCAGAGCAGCAGCCACCAGTGCAATTTTTGCAATGGTTTCTTTGGTCTGCGGGTCTAATTGGTTCAGCTTGTCCACCAGTTCCTGAATATGGGAAACAATGGAGCGAATGGTGGGCATCAGGATGTCAGAAAAGGAAATCGCCAGTTCTTCCAGCTGGGACTTCAAGATAGTTACTTGTCCGGCAAGGTTATCCTGCATGACAGCTGCCATTTTTTCAGTTGTGCCATTGTAGCCATCTACTGTATCCGAACAGGTGTCAATGGCATTGGACAGTTTTTCAAAATCCGCCGGAGAACCGTTGATGATTGCCAGCATACCGGACATGGCCTCTTTGCCAAACAACGAGGCAGCCGCCTGTGCCTGTTCTGCCTCAGAAAGTCCGCCCAATTTCTGACGGAGTTGTTCCATAAGTTCCCGTAAAGAGTACATCTTGCCAGAACTATCTGTCAGAGAAATGCCGTACTGTTCCATGGCAGATGCTACCGTATCTGTTGGCTTTGCCAGATTGGTAATGGCGGAACGCAGTGCTGTACCAGCCTGTGAGGATTTGATACCGGCGTTTGCCATCAGTCCAATGGCGATGGCAGAGTCTTCGGCAGAATAGCCCAAAGAGCCCAGCACCGGAGCGGCATACTTGAAAGTTTCGCCCATCATGCTGACGTTGGTATTGGCATTGCTTGATGCGGCAGCCAGAATATCTGCAAAGTGTCCGCTGTCCGAAGCAGACAAACCGAAAGCGGTCAAAGCATCCGTGACAATGTCCGAAGTAGATGCCAAGTCTTCCCCAGAAGCGGCGGCAAGATTCATAATACCTTCAATACCGCTGAGCATATCGTTGGTTTTCCAGCCTGCTATCGCCATATAGTTCATGGCTTCGGCAGCTTCACTCGCTGAAAATTTTGTTTTGCTGCCCATTTCACGAGCCTTTTCCCGGAGAGCATCTATCTCTGATCCGGTCGCACCGGACACCGCTGCCACCTTTGACATGGCGGAATCGAAATCCGCACCAGTTTTCACGGCAATGGTTCCCAGAGCTGTGACACCAGCGGTGACTGGCAGCAGCTTTTGTCCCACACCGGAAATTTTGTCCCCGGCGGACTGCAGCGTTTCACCCAGAACGCCCATCTTTTCCAAGGCGGTGTGAGAATTGTTTGCTTCTGTGGTCAGGCGTTTCAGTTCGTTTTCGGTTTCGATGATCTCACGCTGCAAAGCATCATACTGCTGCTGTGAAATCTCACCATTTGCAAGAGCCGTATTTGCCTGTTCTGCAGCGGTTTTCAGCACTTCCAGCTTTTCTTTGGTGGCAGACACCGCATCTGCCAGCAGTTTGTGCTTCTGGGATAAAAGTTCCGTGTTGGAAGGATCGAGCTTCAGCAGCTTCTGGACATCTTTCAGCTGCGTCTGCGTGCCCTTGATGTCCTTGTTGACACCTTCCAGTGCCTTGGACAGCTTGGTGGTATCGCCGCCGATCTCAACGGTGATGCCCTTGATTCTGTTTGCCATGCGGTTTCACCTCTCTATTATGGCATCTGAATAAGTTTAAGAATAAAAGTTATTTAATCGTGCTTGACAATTAAGGAATATTGCTGTATAATTAAAGTGTCGATATTCATTTGGAGGTTTTTGGATGAAAAAGGTGCTAAACGATACCGATTCAAACTTGGCATACAAGCTGTGTGTTGAATATGGGAAGTCGCAAGCAAAAGTTGCTGCATTTCTGGGTGTAGGACAAGCTACTATTTCCCGTATTATTCGTAGCCAGCTTCAGATGCAAAAAGAATTGGTTCAAGAAGAAAATACGCTTGTTTCACAAGCTGAAAGAGAGGAGGGATTGAAATGAAGCATACAAACCCCATTGCAGCTGAACTTTGTCGTCCGGCTGTTAACGAGAACGGTAGAAGGTATGGTGGTGCTGCTGCGATGAATCACAACATCAAAGAAGCAGGCGGAATCGATCATGTCATTGACACGATTCAGGAAAGCACCATCAAAGCTACAGCTGCTACGATCTTTTCTGATACGATTGCCAGCGAAAAAAGGGCAAAAATCAAAAAGATTGGATGAGTTTATCGGAATTCTCAACGAAAGAGTTCGTTTCACAACTGAAGCGAGCTCTTTTTGTTTAAAATGAGTCAAAATCAGCCTGCCCAGCGACCTCCGACCAGCCATCATATTCGTCGTTTTCCTTTTCGGTGAACATATCATTCACGACTCCGATCGTGAGCAGATCAAGCTCCGAGAGGGACAGCCCGATCTGCACACACCGTAGAAGGAAGAGGGGCGTTGTCATCGGTCGGTCAATCGGGCGATGTTTTTTTTAGACTTGACCTGTGTTTCTACGTTCAAACCCCAGAGATCGATCAGCTGCGGCAAAATCTCATAAATACTGAACGTGTTAAACTGCTCCAGCCACTCGTCCGGCGACGACGGAATGGCTGCATCAGCGTGTTTTGCCATGATATAAGCGATGTTCTCAAATACCTCAAGGCTTTCAATGTCCAGTGCAGAGGAATCCTCTGTATTTTCTCCCACAGACTTTTGCAGTGCTGCAAAGTCCTGATAAATATCTCTGCGAAATTTCAGACGATACAGCCTTGGAACTGCTGCACTTGCCTTAAACGGCACATCAATGCCATCAATGGTGATGTTCTTCTGAATTGCCATACTGCACTCTCCTTACGCTTTCACAGATGCTGCGGATGCCTTACCACTCTGTACAGCGGCAGCCAGATTGGGCATATATACCGCCTTATACCAATTCTCATAAACCTCGGCATCCGTTTTCTCACAGGTTTTAGTTTTTACCAAGCCACTGTTCAACGCCGTTGCGGTCAAAGATAGCGTTTCCGTTTTAACTTCCTTTTCGTCTTCAATCGTTGCGGATTCCGTGGCGGGACGAGAGGCAGAGCAGCAGAACAGACAGTGCCGAATTTTATTCTTATCGCCACTGAATTCAAACAGCAGTGCAAACTGGGATACTTCTGCGGTATTGGTTTCCGTGAGAACGCCCTTTTCATCCAGCTTCTCACCGAGAATGTCTGTCGCAAATTCAAGCGGAACCAATGCGATTTCAAGATCTCCAGTGTAACCAGAGTTGTTGTTGATGACATAGTACACACCATCGTCAGCGTAAAAATTGGATGCTTCCCCTTCTGCATCGATAGACAGCGACACTGCACCGGGAATGCGAACCGGCTTTGCAAAAGTCGGCACACCTTCTTCATCATAAGAGGTGATTTTTGCATAGTGAACTTTGTTCAGACCGAATTTTACCTTGTTTTTCTCCATTGCCATATAGATCAAACCTCCATCTCATAGAGTACTTCATACAATTCTTCCGAATCAATGAATAGTTCTGTTTTTGTGTAATAAATTTCATGCTGGGCAAGCACTGCCTCCACCTGTTCTTCCAGTTCCGGCTGCTTTCGGTTCGTGTACAATTCCACGTCCAGCTGTTTGAAACTGAAATATGCCAAATTGTCTGCCGAAAACGTATTTTCTCCGGGAGATAAGAACAGCAAAAAAGGCGGTGCAGGGCTTTCGCCCTCGGCGAAATGGTGGTAGGCGAAAGGCAGTCCCATCTCCTCCATCATTTCTGCGATTTGTTCGTAGGTCATGACAACGCCCCCTCGATAAGTTTCTCAAAAAGCTGTACACCTTTTTCTTCCGCAGGAGCAATATGCGGTTTTCCGGATACACGTCCACCGCCACGCTTAGCGTGCCCCTTTTCCAAAAGGTGTGCCAGTTGATATCTGTTTTTAGAATGTACTGTCATCTCCAAAGAGTGACTGTTTTCGCCAGTCTTTTTGACAGTCCAGCTTTTTGAATACGCACCTGTTCGCTTTGGAGCGTTTGCAGATATTTCATCTTTTACAGACTTTGCAGTTTTTCGGACTGTCTTTTTCATTGCCTCATCTGCAAGATCAGCGTAGTCTGTCAGACCTTTCATAATCTCATCAGCCATTGCATCAATTGAAGTCATCGGAAGCACCTGCCTTTCGTATTTCACCCTCGATTTTCATGTAGTTGTTGTGGTCGTATAAAGGAGTAATTCCGGTGACATTGTAAATGTTGTTCCTGAAAAGAATACGGAAATTGGTGCTGTTGATATTCAGCGATGCAGGACTTTGACGAACGAGAAATTCAAGCTTCTGTACCTCTTTGGTAACTCCTGCATCCGTGGTTTCACTTGCTGTTTTTACAGTCACCTTTGCCCATAGGGAAAATGTTTCTTCCCATTTGGTGATGTGGTTTCCAATCTCATCAATAAAAATTCTGTGTTCCAGAATAGTGATTCGCTGATTCAAAGTTCCGATTTCCATTACATCACACCCTCTCGCTGTGCAAACAAAATTGAACGAAGATTCAGCGTTAGCTTTTGATAATCGGGATTACTTCGATTTTCATAAAGATACCCAAGTGCGAAAAGCATCGCAGTCCGCACAGTATCTTCATTTTTTGTAAAGTTGTCCTCGTCCATTCTGCCAACGTCCATCACCAGATTTTTTGCTGTAGAAAGCAGATTTTGAATCAGACTATCGTCCTCTTCATAATCCACTCGCAGATAATTTTTCGCCTCTCTCAGCGTAATCATAGCATCACGCTTTCTTAATAGTAAGTGTCTTGATCGCTTCCGGAAGAATCAGCTTGCCGTCCAGTCGCTGACTTGCAAGGAAACCAACCTGACCTGTCATAGCAAAGAGTTCATTCAGTCTCTTGAAGGAACGTCCCTGTCTGTCAGCCACCCAATAATAACTAAAGTCGCCGAATGCCATGCACTTGTTGCCTGCCTTGATTTCCGGCACATAGCTGGAT